TAATGGTATTTTCGTAGAAACTAAAGGAAGATTCCTTACAGCTGATAGGAAGAAGCATCTATTAGTTAAACAACAAAACCCCAATTTGGATATACGATTCGTATTTTCCAATTCCAAAAACAAAATAAGTAAAAATTCAAAAACTACTTACGCCGATTGGTGTGATAAGAACGGATTCAAATACGCAGATAAAGAAATACCCGAAGATTGGTTTTTATAACCAAAAAATTTGGTAATATAAAATATTTGTAGTATATTTGAGATGTGTTAAGTAGCAATGATAAAAATAAGGTAATTAATGCCCTTACCAATGTATTGGGCAACGGTCTTACGTTGAGAGGAAACGAATTGGCATTCCATTGTCCGTTTTGCAATCATCATAAGCCGAAACTCCAAGTCAATACCGAAACTCAAAAATGGCATTGTTGGACTTGTAATAGTGGTGGTAAGAAATTAACATCATTACTTCGTAAATTAGATGTAGATAGAAAAACTATATCAATAATTAGAGAAATATATGGAGATTCCAATTATAATACTCAAAATGAAGATTCGGAAACCAAAGTATTTATTCAATTACCAAAGGAATTCATTTCACTAGCGGAAGAAGGTAAAGGGTTTAATCCTGAATATAAGCATGCTATGTTTTATCTTACTCAAAGAGGTATTGGTATAAAGGAGATAATTAAATACAATATTGGATATTGTAAAGAGGGATTATATAGTAGAAGAGTTATTATTCCATCGTATGATTTAAATGGTCAATTAAACTATTTCGTTTCTCGTTCATATTATTCTGAAGAGAAAATGAAATATAAAAACCCACCAATCAGTAAAAATATTATAGCATTCGAATCGCAAGTTAATTGGAATGAGCCAATTATATTATGTGAGGGTGTATTTGATGCTATTACAATTAAAAGAAATGCTATTCCATTATTAGGTAAGTTTCCATCAAAAATATTAGTAGAAAAAATCTTTATGAGTGGAGTGAGTGATATTATTATTTCATTGGATAATGATGCGATTAATGAAGCACTTAAAGCAGCAGAGTATTTTAGAAAGCAAGGTATAAATGTTAAGATGATGTATCTTAGAGATAAAGATGCTTCGGATATGGGTTATGATAAATTTTATGAAGAATTAAATAAAACTAAAGAATTCTCATCAGAAGAATTACTATTAAACAAAATAAATAGTTTGTAATGAAAGAAATTTATTTAAATAATAAAATAATAGCATATTCGTATGAATATATTCCAATGTATTCAAAAAATGATATATTGGATAGAGTTAATTTAATGATAGCAAATCAAAATTGGGTTACATCCGATGCATATATGTTTTCAAAAACCCCAAAAGAAATTGAAGATATTTATAGTTTTTGTTCAGAAAAATGCAACGAAATAAGTAAAAATAAAAACGAATTTAAATTACACAAATGGATAAGCGTACTAAGAAGTAATCCAGTACAACCAATGGAATTAAATGTTGAAAACAAACAACCAACATATCATAATCATTTATCGATGGCTCAATTAGGTAACAAAAAAATACCATCATATTCATTTGTATATTATTTTCAAATGCCAGATAATTTAAATGGCATATATGGTAATATTTTATTCAAAGATATGGATGGTAATGTATTAAATTACTTACCAAAAGAAAATGAAGTTTTAGTATTCAATTCAAATTTATCACATGCCCCAATTCACTCACCAGATTCAACAAAAAACAGAATAGTAATTGCCGGTGATTTTATTATATCAAATGATAAAAAAATTAAAACATTAATATGAAAAAATTAAAAACAATTTATCATATTGCCGATGTACATATTCGTAATGTACAAAGACATAAAGAGTATAGACAAGTGTTTGAAAAGATGTTTGAAGAAATTCGTAAAAGAGGTACGGAGAATTCACTCATCTATTTAGCTGGCGATATTGCACATGCTAAATTGGAATTATCTCCTGAATTAGTTAGAGAGATAAGTTGGCTATTTACGGAATGTTCTAAACATTGTGAAACCATTCTTATTACAGGTAATCACGATTGTAATATGAATAATTCCGATAGATTAGATGTACTCACTCCTATTGTAGATGCATTGAATCTTCCCAATTTTACATACTTAAAAGATACGCAAGTATATTCTATTGGTGATATTGACTTTGGTGTATTTAGTATCTTTGATGACAAAGCAAATTGGCCAAAAGCAAATACCTTATTTGGAAACAAAAAAGTAGCACTATTTCACGGACCAGTTGATAATTCGCAAACCGATGTTGGATATGTAGTATCATCACGCCATTTTACAACGGATATGTTTGATGGATACGATTTAGCTCTATTAGGTGATATTCATAAAAGACAAACTATGATTTCTCCGAGTGGATGTAAAGTAGTTTATGCTGGTTCATTAGTTCAACAAAATTTTGGTGAAAGTTTAAGTGGACACGGATTCTTAGCTTGGGATATGGATTCATTTAAATATGAAGCAATTGATATCCCAAATGAATATGGATATTATACATTGGATATTGATAATGGTGTAGTTCCAATTGTATCGGATATGCCAAAGAAACCTCGTTTGAGAGTTCGTTTATCAAATACCGATACGGCTGATACAAAGAAAGTAATTACTGAAATTAAAATGAGATATGGTGTCGATGATTTCACAATTATCAGAACCGATTCATTTAATAAACAAAAAACCGGCAATCGTTTAAGTAAATTAGATTTCGAAGATGTAACGGATATTAATCACCAAAATACATTAATAAGAGATTATGTTCAAAGAATGATGCCGTTTACAACTACTACGGATTTGGATGGGTTGGAAATAATCAATAGAGATATTAATAGTAGAATAACGCAAGAGGAAGTACATAGAAATATTCATTGGAAACCTATTAAGTTCACATTCAGTAATATGTTCTCATATGGTGAGAATAATAAAATTGATTTCCAAAAGATTGGAGGATTGATGGGTTTATTTGCACCAAACGCAGCAGGTAAATCATCTTTATTTGATGCTATTTCATTTTGTTTATACGATAAAAGTAGTAGAGCATTCAAAGCTCAAAACATTATGAATAATCGTAAATCCGATTTTGAGTGTGAATTACATTTCCAAGTTAATGGAATAGATTTCTATATTAAAAGAACCGCTAAAACGATTAACAAAGGTAAAAATGTAAAAGTAGATGTTCAATTTTGGAAAGAAGAAGGTGGAGTTACAACTTCCCTAAACGGAACGGAAAGAAGGGATACAAATGCGGTGATTGAACAATATGTTGGTAAGTACGAAGATTTCGTATTAACAGCATTATCATTACAAGGTAATAATTCAATCTTTATTGATAAATCACAATCAGAAAGAAAAGATTTGTTAGCACAATTTATGGGATTAAATGTGTTTGATAAATTATACGAAACTGCAACCGAAGATATTAAAGAGGTATCGGTATTGATTAAAAACTTTAAGAAAACCGACTTTACGACAGAGTTGGCTGAAAAGGGTTTAGATAAACAAACTAAGAAATCCGAATTAAGAGGTAAAGAAAAAGAATTAGAAAATAAATTAATAGATGTAACTGATTTATCTGATAGAATATTGGGTTTAACAAAAGAGTTAGTGCCGGTAGATGGTAATTTAGATTTAGAAAAATTAGAAAAGAAAAAGAATGATATTGGTAGGGATATATTGCACGTACTTTCCGAAGAAAAACTTAAAAAAGGAAAGTTAGATGAATATACCAATTCTATATCCGAAATCTCGCAATCAATAGAAGAAAAGAAATATATTAATCAACAACCCATTGAAGATGCTAAAAGGGAATGGGATGAATTAAAAAGTTCAATCAATAATACTGAAAGGTGGATATCATTGGTAGAACAATCTTTAGAATCAAATAGGGAGAAGCTTACACACTTAGCTCAACATGAGTATGACCCTAATTGTAACTTTTGTATGAATAATGTATTCGTAAAAGATGCAAAAGAAACTGAAAAGAAAGTTGAAGAGCAATTGTTAGATTTAGAAGAAACCGAAGGTAAATTAAATTCCCTAATCAATCAGGCTAAACAATTAGCAGATGTTGATGAACAATGGGATGAATTGGTTGAATTAAAATCTAAATATCAGAAAGCAATTATAATCAAAGAAAAAACTATTGCAGAATTAAATGGATTCGCAACTCAACAGCAATTATATGACAACCAGTTGGAGCAGGTTAA